AGACATGGCTAACCTTTAACCTTCTTTATTTACGTTGATAAGACCGTCAGAGCCTCGGCATGTTACCCACGCGCCAGTGTCTGTAGCTTCGTTAATGTAAGGAAAATCACGAGTTGCTGGCTCATAACCATCCTCTGAAGTTGGTTTATTTGCACCTGCAAATAGCAAAACGTTTTTGCCAAAAATGACTTTTACCCTTAGCACGTCACCTACAGTGATCCCTGCGGCTACAATTACAGGATGACTATACAGATCAACCCACTCATCGGCTGGTAACTGTATGTTTTTTAATGTGTCAGCCATTTTTTTAATCCTTTCAAATAAATGGATCTGGTCCCGTTATGAGCACAGATCCCTGTTATTGCTGCTTGACATTTCCTTAACTATACCATTAACGGCAGTGGTGGCGGCTGTTACACTGCCACGTTAATTATAAATCCATTCATCAACTTGATCGGTTGATGGAGCTTTCCAGTTTAGGATTCGGCCAGTTGATAATTCAATATCAAGCATTAGATAGTCACCATAATGATTACCGGGGAAAAAATTAGGAACATATACTTCCGTCAAATCAGCAACAGACTTGCCGTTAGCGTCTTTGAAGTGGTAGCAGCCACTGTCATTAACTTTTACATAAACGCTTACGACCGCTGGAGCTAAATCCTCTTGCTCTAGCTCTAGTTCAGGCGTTGGCTCTGGCTGCTTAGCCTTCTCTTCTGCTTCACGCTGTAAACGCTCAGCTTCTTCCTGCTCACGCTTGGCTTGCTCTTCAGCTTGAGCCTTGTCACGTTCTTCCTTTCGGATGCGTTCACGCTCTGCTTCTGCTTTGGCTTCAGCTTGAGCCTTGGCACGTTCTTCATTTCGGATACGTTCACGCTCTGCTTCTGCTTTGGCTTCAGCTTGAGCCTTGGCACGTTCTTCATTTCGGATACGTTCACGCTCTGCTTCTGCTTTGGCTTCAGCTTCACGCTCTGCCTTTTCTTTGGCTTTGCGCTCTTCCTCTTCCTGAATGCGCTTGCGTTCAGCTTCAAGGCGCTCTTCTTCAGCCTGCTTGTGATCAGCAATCCGTGATTTGATTACTGCCTGAAATGGTTCAGCGTCCTGGTTAACGAGCTGCTGAGCATCAGAGAATAAAAATTTGTACTCTTCAGCGTTATCGCGGAGGTATTGAAGGTTAGGAACAACGCGGTCCATTACCTGATTAATTGCAACCTTCCACTTAGCCAGCTCTTCAGATACCGCATTTTCAAGGCTTTCAATGGTGCGCTTGTTTTTCATTGCGCCAGCCCAGTCAGGACGAATATCGCCCATGATTGACATAAGACCCATAGGTGCAATTTTTCCGTTAGCCTCTTGGATATGGTTAAGAAGGTCGTTGTTTGCTTCAGTCCAGATAGCTTGCTTCTTAGCTTCTTTAGCCAATTTAACTTGCTTCTCGCCGTGGCTCTGCATTTGCTGAAGAACGCCATCCATTTCTTGAGCAATTTCTTCAAACTGCGAGTAGCTAACAAACTCACCGCGAACCTTGCTCACGATTTCTTTAAGTGCGGCGCGAGCCTTCTTAACATCTTTGTTAAGTTGCTCTTTGTCGGCAAAGTCCTGATCCGTTTCCAGGACCTTGCTCATTTCTTCACTGGCCATTGTTTTGATTTGCTCAAGACAACCAGCAATGTTCGTGCTGATCTCTGTGCCTGTTACGCTGTATGAAATGGCTGGCAAGGTAGCTTTTTCGGCAACAACGACTTCTTTCTTGGCTTCCATTTCAAAAGACTCAAGATCTTTATTGAACTGCTTCCAGCCAGCGATTAAACGCTCACGGCGCTCAGGGATTGAAGTGTAGTGCATGCATTCGCGTTTATCTGCTGTGCCGTCTGAAGTCATAAACAGAACGCTTTCAGCGCCGGATACAAGAAGCTGGTGTTCTAACTGCCAGTAGTGAGTATCTTCAAGCACGTTATTGCGAACATTTTCAGCAAGCGTTTCGTTCCAAAGCTTATGCTCGAATACCATTTGCTGATCTTCTGATAGACCATCCAGTGAAGCGAGTAGCTTCAAACCGTCAATCTCGATACTACCAACGACCGGCGCGAATGACTCAAGCATATCAACTTCAAGAAGATCACGAGCTGCGTCTTCTGCTGCATGGCCCTTATCAAAAAGAGCTTTTTTAGCCGGATTGGTTTTCTCCTTAACGCCAAACTTCTTTTCTTTCAGTAGCTGAGTGCGGCTTTTGTACTTGCTTGCGCCCATCATCGCCGAAGCATCGGAGGCGGTTAGGTGCTCTTCGCGTAGCTTCAACCACGAATCAGTTCCCTGTTCGATATTGTATCGCTTCATGTCACTTGCCTACTTGCTGTAATTTTGAGTATTGGTCTTGACTAAGGATGACGTTCTTCTTAGTCAAAAATTGGTGCAGCGAGTCCACTGTGTGCTTGCCATCAATGATTTTTGATGACCAGGCCGGGAAGTTTTTCTGAAACTCTTCATCTGAATAACAAGCTGATTCGGCTTCTTCATGGTTGCCGCCATCATCGTCTTCACCGCCGACAATGATCCCTAAGACGCCTGTCAGCGTATAGCGGCGCAGGTAAGTGATAGCTGAAGCTGTTGCTTTAAGAGCATCCTTGCCGCCGCTCATGTCAGGCTGAGAAGTTAGCTCGCTTGTTTCGCTGTGGCCGCTGGCATGAGTGACAATGCAAGCAACCGTTATCCAGCCTTGGTTTTGAGATTGATTGAAGCGGTAAGACAAGCCCGTTTCTTTCAACGCCGGGCGAATTGCTTTAGCAATATCTTCGATTTTAGCGTAGTCGTAGTAAGTGCGACCCTTGTTGGTCGTGTAGTCAACAATGCCTGATTTCTCAATCACCGGAAGCATTGCCTGAAACTTTGACATTGCGGCGTTGAACTCTTTCTTAGCCTGGTTTGCTTCATAACGCTCTTGGAGATTCATCAGCTTTTCAAGCTGAGTGATGTCAGCGCCATTACTCACGGCGATTTCAATTAGCCTCATATGCGGCTGTGCCATAGGAAGTGATGATTGATCACTTGTAACTAATCCGTTGCTCATGCTGTGTCTCGTGTCTCCGTGTTGATGCCTGGACTCTAGCAACGACAAGTAGAAAACTCAACTTTACTTCTACTTTTTTGGCACGTATTCTTAAACCGCAACTAAGGAGATATGCAGTGAAGCAAGTAAAACTAAATCCATCCATCGACGAACTTCTTACTGAGCTTTCAAAGTCTCGTAAGAACATTGGTCACGTTAATAGCACCAAGCAAGGCATTGTTGCTGAGCTCATCATTGCCCTTCACAAGAAAGAAGTTCAGCAGAACAAGGTGAGCTTATGAAGCAGCCATTCATTAAACTTTACGAAAACGTTAATGGCGACATCGTCATCACTTACATTGGTGATGCAAGCTTTGGCGATCTAGTTGAGCCTCAAGTTTTAGTAATCGAACCTGAAGATGTCGAGCGTGTATCTGATCTGATGGTTAAGTTCCATGACGAGGTGACTAATGGCTGACTTCTGGATAAAAATCGAAAAAGGGACGCCAGATAAGCCGGAAATTTTAGAGCTTGCCGCCCTTCTTGACATTGAAGATCCAGACACGATCACCGGGAAAATGATAAGAGTTTGGAGCTGGTTCGACTCTAATTCCGAAAATGGTCACGCTCCACTTGTGACAAAAGTCCTGCTTGATAGGCTGACAGGTGTCACAGGATTAACGGACGGTTTAGTGACCGTTGGATGGTTAGAGAAAACGGAAGAAGGCTATTCCGTTCCCAATTTCGAAAGGCATTTAGGCAAAGGTGCCAAGAAACGGGCCTCTGACGCTGAAAGGAAGCGAAAGTCACGCGATAACTCACCACAAAAGCGAAAGTCACGCGATAAGTCACAACAAAGTCACAAAAAAAGTGTGACAGAAAAAGGACTAGATAAGAGTAGAGTAGATAAGAGTAGAGTAGATAAGAGTAGATTAGATAATAAAGAAGTAGTAACTACTTCTTCGCCAGCTAAAGCTGGTTCGCCAGCTAAAGCTGGCAGTGACGTTCTTGAAATCTTTGGCTACTGGAAAGAGGTTATGAAGAAAAATAATTCCTCAATACTTAACGCCAAGCGCGATAAAGCCATTAAAGCAAGGCTGCAAGAAGGTTACACAGTTGAGCAAATCAAGCTGGCAATACTTGGATGCTCAATGACACCTCACAACATGGGGCAAAACAACAACGGCAAGCGCTACGATGATCTTGAGTTGATTTGTCGTGATGGTGTTCAGATAGAAAGATTTGCCAGCAACTCAAACCAGCAACCACAACAGCGATTTGGGCAGCACGTATCTAAGACTCTTGAAGCGCTGAATAATATGGATTGGGACGATGACTGACCTTAGACCCACGAGATATTGAAACGATCATAATTAAATGGTGCGACGACAATAATAAATTAACACTTCAATAGGTGAAGGTATGGACTCTAAACAACGATTTGGAAATATGATTGCTCAACTATCGGTTAACTACCGGAGAGACTTGAGCGAGGCAGACATTGCCAATTTTAAGCTTATGTTCAAGCAATGGGGAATTGACGCACTTGAGCAAGCTGTTCAGGCGCATATGTTTGATCCTGACGATGGGAAATACTTTCCTAACATTGCCAATATTGCGAAGTATGTAACTGGATCCAGCAAAGAACAGCAGCAGCTTGTTAAAGACCGCGCAGAAATGGCCTGGGCTTGTATTGAGCGTGAGATTAGCCGCATTGGTAGCTATGGCACTCTTGAGCTAGAAGACAAGCAAGCGATAGCGGCTGTTAAGTCAATCGGTGGCTGGCGAGCGCTTTGCATGTGTACTTACGATCAGCTTGTATGGAAAAAGAAGGCGTTTATTAGCTCTTACGACTGCTACGAGCGCACACCTCTTGAGCACTTACCTAGCAAGCTTCCGGGACTGATTGAGCTATCAGAGCACAAGCAAGAAAAACGGCAAGACATGAAGT